TAACACTGAGTAACTCAACAGGTACATACCTGTATCAGTACACTACCCCGAAAGCAGACGGAACTACTCCGGGTAGTACAGACCCCGTGGCGGAGTCTAAACCCAGTTATATTATTGGTAGACTAGTTACACTTATTAATGCTGCGACTGGTACACATGGCGTTACAGCTACCCAGTACGATGCTTATATGTTCCTGAGTAGCAATACGACCTCTTTATCTGTAACCACTAATGCCGGAAGTACTTATGCTACGGCTAGTAATCAGTCACGAGTTAATCTTGTGTCTGACTTACCCGCACGTTTACCAGCCACTGGTAGCGGTGCATTAGTGGCGGTGGGTACAACAGAACGTAACTTCGTATGGTACCAGTACGATTACTCAACCTCGGTATGGAAAGAGGCAGGTGCGTACGGTAGTCCTACAGGCTTCTCAAATATGCCTATCCGCATCTCGCTGGATGGTACATACACAGTAGAGACCCCCACGTACGAGGGACGTCTGTCAGGCTCTGATGAGACTAACGAGGACCCCGGCTTTATTGATAATGGGGTAACTGGTTTCGGTGCATACCAAGGCCGCCTAGTTATTCTGGCTGGCCCAGAGGTGTGTATGTCAGCAGCAGGGAATCCCCTGCGTTGGTACCGTAGTACAGTAACAGCACTGCTCTCAGACGACCCTATTAATATCTTCTCAGGCGCAGCAACAAGTACTAACTTCCGACACTGTGTGCAGTTCAACAAGGACTTACTCCTGTTTGCTCGTTCGTGTCAGGCGGTGGTTCCTAGTAGCAATGCTGCTATCACTCCGCAGACGGCGCAGATAGTTATCACCTCTGGATACACCACTGATACACTCGCTCAGCCGGGTGTGGTAGGGCGTTCTGTGTTGTACAGTATGCCCCGCACTGAGAACTTTGCAGGTGTGTTGGAGATTATCCCAAGCAACACTACGGACTCCCAATACACCAGCAATGATATTACAGCACATATCCCTAGGTATTTACCGGGACGCATACGTAGTATTGTATCCAGTACCACCGGGAACTCCAGTGCGTTTGTCTGTACGGGAGATAACCGGAGCCTGTTCATCCAAGATTATTTATGGTCGGGTGATGAGAAAGTGCAGAGTGCTTGGCACCAATGGTCATTACCGTACCCCGTGGTATGTATTTGGTTTGTACGTGACAGGATTTATATCGGTCTACGGGACGGCACAGCACTCCTAGTAGTTACAGTTGAACCGCAAGCGGGTACCACTATTAACAACTACGTACGTCCGTTCTCCGATGTGTACATGCGTGTTACTATCACCAATAAACAGTTCGTCCTACCGGAACGCTTACGAGACGCTGTAACGGCTGGGGAACGCTTGTTCATTACCTTTGCTGATACAAGCATGGGGGGAATGTGGGTAGGTTACGAGAGTATCAATCCAAGCACCTTTGTTGTGACCACAGTACGTAATGTTCCAGACGGGGAGTACTTCGTGGGCTTACGCTACACCAGTGTACTCAGTCCTACGCCCCCGCTGGTGCGGGATGCTAATGGTGTTGTTATAGGCACTAGCCGTACGCTGTTAACACGATACGAGTTAACCCTTAAAGACTCTGGAGAGTTCCACGCCGTAATCACGGATAGCTCTAGAACACTAACAGATGGGGAGTACTCCAGCCTAGTGTACAGTAGCACTGAGCTGTTGCCTAATAACCCAACCGATGCATCATTAGGTCGGGCTATTATACCGGTGCGTGCTCAAGCACAGGATACTGTGGCTACCTTTGAGGCTAATGCTGATACCGACTTATGTATCCTAGATATTGAGTACGTCCTGCAATACAGGGCACGGAGGAAAAGAATATGATTTGGATGTTTGCTGCCGCCGCTGCCCAGATGGTTGGTGGGGGATTACAGTACGCGGAGGATGCCAAGGCACAGAAACGCCAGAACAAGGCTGACCAGAAGTACAACGAGGCAGTTCGCGCTGCCTCTGCTCGTCAGATTACAGAGATTAATACCCAGCGCTCAGTGTCTCGTGCCCAAACAGCACAGGCACTGGACGCCGCTCGTAGACAAGGTGCAGGGGAGTCCTCTGCAAGGAATCTACAAGCAGCCGCTACAGATACAATGGGTGCTAGTGTAGAGCAGAACTTACAGGAGGTGGGTGTTCAACTCGCTGCCGCTGAGGGTAACCTTATGCAGAACGCAGAGCTAACTGAGCTGTCGTTGGATTCTTCCGTGATGAACACTGTAGACCAAGCTAGGAATAGTATCCGAGAGTTATCCAATCCGTTGGGTACCGATTGGGCAGCAACAGGTTCCGCTGTGGGTCAGATTGGTACAAGCATGGTAGCTAATAAACTGGGCGGTAAGGGTTGGTTCGGAGGTAACTCAGGAACACAACAACCCGCGCCTATTAGTCAAGCAGCACCACCAACGCGCAGTAATAACTTATCAACTCGATTGAACGTTTAAGGAGATACCATGCCGGTTCGTCAACCAACACAAGGCGGAGTACAGGTTCCGGGTTTAACTGGCTACCAGAGCGCTGGTGTTGCCCAACCGGTGTATCGCGCCCCACAAGAAGAAGCACAGGGAGTAAGCCAGTTCTGGCAGAACCTACTCCCTGCTTCTGTTAAGACTGCACAGGCTGCTCAGCAGACCGCTAGTGCCAGAGGGTACTTAGAGGGTCAGCAGGATAGTCAACAGGGACGCGAGAAGCAGGTACGTAACTTCTTTACTAAGAAAGCGTACGAGCAGGGATATAACTCTGCTAGTGTGAACAGCGCCCTCGCTAGTTTTCAGTTGGGTTTACAGAACACTGCCCAGCAGTACGTAAACTCCGGTAAGACCCCAGAAGAATTCAATGTACATGTTCAGCAACAGACTAACCAGCTTCTACAGGAGGCAGGTGCGCAAGGGCTGAACCTGAATGATAAGGATTGGCAAGCATGGTTAGGCTCTGTAGAGCACTCCCGTAACACTGCCAATGCTTCATACCAAGACCTGAACTTAAAGCGTGCTGCTGTACTTCAAGAGCAATCATGGGGTGCCCGTGGTAACGCTGCTATTGCCGACTTCGTGACTGCGCAACAGTCCGGTGATACAGAACAGGCGTTGCAGAATGTAAATAGCTTTATTTCCTCTGTGACGCATGATGATAGTATCACCGCAGAGAACAAGATTAAATTCACCTCTCAGTTTGTAGTGAATGCGTTTGCTAACGCTAACAGCACTGGGGACATGCAAGCCCTTACAGGGTATGTGCAGAGTCTCAGTGAGTTCAAGAACATGCCCACGGATGTACAGACTCAGATTATGGGTAGCGCACAGCAGTACTACCAACAGCGTGCTTCTGATGAAAGCGTACAGTTGTATGAGTACAATTCCCGTGTACAGAGCATTGCGGATTACAAAACACTGAATGAGCAGTACCCTATGGACCAATACAGTGCTAATATTCTAACGGGTATGCAGCAACGTAAGTTAGCCCCTAGTACAGCATTCAGTATGATTGATGCTGAGGCACGGCGGCGCTTGAAGATGCAGAAGGCACAAGACAGCGCACTAGCGTATACCAACGGTGTGACACTATCTGATATATCAAGTGCAACTGGTGAGACGTTATCCAAAGTAAAGACTGAACTTACTAAACTGTACAGCAATGGACAGGGGTATTCTACTGGCGGTTTCCAGCTTATGCAGCGCGGATTACGTTCCGGGGCGCAGGATATTACTGGGGTTGGTATTGAGATGCTACAGCAGGATGCGCAATCCCTTGGGGGTATTGACTGGCGTAATCTCAAGACGGATGCAAATGGTAAACCTGAGTACCCCACAACTGTGGTGGCTTCCTTAGGTGTACTGCAAGCAGCCTACCAGTCTGCTCTAGCAGCAGGTAATCAGGTACAAGCTAATCAGCTATTAGCTGGACTACCAGACCCAGTAACCTACGGTATACGTCAAGGTGTGGATGCCCGCGACTTAGCGGATGTAGTCAGTAAACGTGCGCAGGATATTGCATCTGGTAAAGTTCTAGCTATGCCTGCTAGAATGCCGCAAGAGCTGTTAGTTAATCAAGCAGACGTACTTGCGGGTATATTTGACTTTGGCGTAGGAAAGGACGCTCGAAATAGGAACTTACTAGGTATCCAATCTTGGGTGTTCACCTCCGATGCAGATGAGAAAGCTGCACAGGCTCGAGTAGGACAGATTAACAGTGCTATTAATAATGAGTACGAGTACCTAAACAACCGTGGGCAGCTACCGGTACTGGCAGGGGAGGACCTTAAATCCGCACTGGTGGGTGAGGTAAGTAAACGTGCGGTACGTGTAGAAGATGGCACCGATAATGGGGCTTTACTTATGCTGCCTCGCGTAGGTGATAAGGAAAGAGTGTTTGGTGCTGTGGATAACAACCTACTCGCCTCCGCCTTATCCGAACCCGTTATGGACTTCAAAAAGAAATACCCACAGACCCAAACAGTACAGGTGGACTACGACCCGATTACACAGGAGATTATTTTCCACGGTGTTAATGCGGAGAATCAAGTAATAACCCCAAGGGGTGGTATTCCTGCGGTGGACTTTCGTAATACTGTTAAGGGGGTACAGAACACCCTGTCTCATAATGGTGCAGGCAGTACACAGGGTAACCTGAACGTACCGGGTGCAGGTTTCGTGAACTTCAACGCAGCTAACTCATATGGCACAGACCAACGTGTTGTAATGGGTGCGGTGAACCAGCTTGTATCGTACGAGGGGTATACACCGTCTAAGGGCTTTAGTGTTCTAGGTGTACATCCTAGTACCGGCGCTAAGTTGAACGAAGATAAGTACGTGAAGCAAGCAACAGACACCCCACAGGTGGCTGCTGACAAGTTCAACCTGTACCTGAATGACAAGGTGTATCCTCTGGTTATGCCTAAGATGGAACAGTACAAGAACTTGCCGGGATACATTCAGAATAGTATCTACAATGCTTTGGTTGAGACTACGTACCACTCAGGTAACTCGGATGCATTTGATAAGTACATTCAGATAGCTTTATCTGGGGCACCTGTACAAGACTTACAAGGTATTAGAGAAACCCCGTTATGGAAGGACGCTGGTGGTGCTGATAATCGCAGAAATAAAGACCGCATGGCTCTATTAGGTTCCTTAGCAATGTACCAATCCACATCAAACTACTATAGACGTTAAGGAGCAACGATGATTCACTTACGCCCAGATAGTGTTGCGTACGCACGCAGTACCGCTGTATCCGCTAACACGGATGTGGGTGGTTATGTTACTCCAGACAACACTGTGCTGGAGGGGCAGAACCCCTCCGCACTTGTTCAGGCTATGCAAAAGCCTGTGGCAAGCGTTACAGATTCATTCAAAGCCACACTCAGCGAAAGCATTGGTGCCAAGGCACTACGTGGTGTGGAGTACGCTAGTATCCCTACAGAAGCTGGCTTCGAGCCAAGTAAGGCTTTGGGAGACTCTGTTTCACAGTATACCGCAGATGAACTGGAGTTCCTATCGGATGCTCGTTCCTCTGCTGAGTTGGCACAACGTCGCTCACAAGTACAAGACACAAGAAATAACTACGACGCTATGGGGCAGAACATGCTCACTACAGTCGCTGCATCGATGCTAGACGTTGATATGGTTATCGGTGGTGGTGTAGGTATACTAAGTAAGGTAAGCCGCGCTACACGCCTTGCAGTAGGTCTGAGTGCCAATGCTGCCTTACTGGGCGCTGCCTCTTATGGCGGTACTATTACCCCACTCGATGTGGTTGGTACCAGTGTGGGTATCGCTATGAGTGCAATTCCCGGTATCCGTAAGGTAGCCAAGGTTGAGCAAGTACAACAGGATGCTGTACGTGGTGGTGTGAACGCTGCGGAAGATGCTGCTGGTACTGTAGTCCCACCAAGAGATATCTCAGTACCGCCAGTGCGTGATACTCCAGAGGTAGCGCCTACTAGGACTGTACCGGATGCGGACTATCCGGATTTACGGGTTGATACTTACTCCAACCGCCCGCATGTACAAGTAACCACTAGTGCCAGTGGTCAGATTAGTACAGACATGACGAACACTGTACGTACCTTACTAAATATTTCCGATGATTTACCTCCGGGTATACAGGCACTTGGACGTGCCCTCCTAGGCTCCTTAGAGCTGGATGACGCCGTGCCCGTTGTATTCAAGACCGGTGGTGCAGGTTCTCGCTCACGCGTTACCCTCGCTACTACCGGAGATATTACAGGTACCTTTGCTAATCGCTCTGGACGCATTACTGCCGGTACTCTTGAAGACCACATAAAAAGTATGCCAGTGTATGATAAGACAATACTGCTGCATGAAGCCGCACACGCTAAAACTGCGCGTAGTATACAAGCAGTAGAGTGGGGTCTAATTACAGATGGGCCACAGTTTGATGCTGTGCAGCGTATTAAGCAGATTCAACAGTACGTACGAGAGAACCTAGACGGTACTCCTGGTGCGCCTATCACAAGCAGTGCTAAGCACAATGTTAAGTATGGCCTAGATAGTACACATGAATTCGTAGCCCAGTTATTTAACTCTGCTGACTTCCGTGCAGCTCTTAGGGGCGTGCATATGCCGGGTTCTGAGGGTAATGTATTCTCTGAGCTAGTCCGCAAGGTGGTGAGTTTAATCACTGGTAAAGCACCGGAAGGAACTGCTTTTGATAATACACTCCGTGCCTTTGAAGATTTACTGAACAACCCATCCGTAGATAAGTCGGTAGTATTCAATAGACAGGCGAGTCCTGTACCCGACCTACAAAGTACAGTACTACAGGCTCCTAACGTTATTGAGATGAATAACAAGGTGATGGGTTTCTTAAATCGCAACTTCTCCTTGTATGAAAGGCTTAAATCCTTTGGTGCTAAAGCGAGTACCTTAGCAGACCAGCTAGTAGTGGACTCAACAGGTACTACTGCTAACTCTGCGGTGCACCACGCACGCGCAGCGCACCTAGCAGCAAATACGGCAATTGTGCAGGTGGACTCCGCAATGGCTCAAGTACTTAACAGTGAGTGGGGGTTGCCTTCCCGAATGCGCCACCCTACTTTATTTAGACAGGCACAGGTGGAATTAAGTGACGCCGTACACCAGAAGTTAGCGGAAAACCATGACAGGTTCTTAAAAGGCCTAAGTATCAACCCCAGCACAGACCCGAGGGTGAACACAGTCGTTGATGCCTTCGTGCAGTCTAAGTGGGCAGAGGACTCGTTAGCCCGCATTAAGGGTGCTGGAATTGCCGGTGCCGATGCTGTTCGGGAATCGCCTTACTACTTACCTCGGCAGCACAGCGGTAACAAGTTGAACGATTTCATGCGTAATAACCGACAGGTTACTAAAGACGATATAGTGGGCATGTACACTGAGCAATTCTCCCGTATGTTCCAGCAGAACGGTATTACCCCAGAGACTGCACGCAAGCTTGGCGCTAAGATGTTTGATAACATGCAGGACCAAGCGGCCCACGTTCAAGGGTATCGTCAGAGTATTGCAGGTATGTCGTATGACGATATTGAGAGCACGCTGGAAGCCCTCGGTGCCTCTGACCCAACCATCACCGCATTCTTGGATGCTGTTAGGGGGTCGGGAGAACAGGCAAATAAGGTACGGAACCTACGCCCGCGCGCGGAATTTGACATGACTGCACAGTACACTACTAAGTCTGGGGATGTGATATCCCCGAACATGTTTGTAAATAAAGATGTTATGGGCTTAATGGAGGGTTACAGTCGCCGCATGTCTGGACGCATTGGCTTAGCTAAGGCAGGGTTCCCAGACTTACGTGATGTTGTTAAGGCAATTGATGAAGCTACGGCGGAAGCAGTTAACCCCGCGGAAGCGTTACATATCTTTGATAATACTATGAATCAGATTCTAGGGTACCCCACAGGGGAGAATGTCCCGGATATCTTACGTAGTGGTAGTATCCTTGGTGGTGCGCTGAACCTAGTTAACTCTGGGATTATGCAGCTATCTGATGTTGCGTACTCCATGCAGCAGTTCGGCTTTACAAAAACCATGAGTGCTCTAGCTCGTACTAAGTTTGGGCGGGATGCTCTAGAGTTGGCGAAGTCACCAGACTTTGGAATGCGTCTGCAAGATGTGCTGGAAGCGCGGCATGTCCTATCCGGTAAGTACCGTAGTGTGCTAACGCACCTAGAGGATAATACCGACATTGGCTCTTTAGATGTGGCACACAGGTACGTACAGCAACTAGGGCAGGGCACCCGCTTTGTTAATGGTATGGAGTTTGTGCGTCGGGGGCAGTCTAAGCTAGTGGCGGGATTAATCGCCGATACTGTGGATGACGCGATTGCAGGCAATAGTAGTGCTGTCACAGCAATGGAACGTTTCGGTTTGAACCAGAACCTACTGGATGAACTACGTAAAGCGACGGCTGCTAACCCAGATATGCGCAAGTGGCCTGATAATGTCCGTATGGATATTGAGGCAGTAGCGCACAACATGGCGGATAGCGTTGTACTGGATAACCGCTTAGGTGAGATTCCCGCATGGATGCAGTTCAGTGCTGTAGGTAAAGTGGTCCTTCCGTACATGTCGTTCGTAGCAGGTGCTTGGAATAAAGTACTCCGCAGGACGGCTAAACTCGACGGGGCAACGGGGGTTGCTATGGCTTTAATGTATCAAACCCCGCTGGTGGCTTTGAGTAGCGCAACCACACTAGCACTAAGCGGTAAACCTGTAACACCAGAATCTGTTACTCAGCGGGCATTGGTACAGATTCCAATGATGAGCTGGGCGGGTTTTGCTGTAGACTTCTGGGCCAACGGTGCCAGCAATAATATAGCTGCGTTAGCTTTAATGGACCGTATGCACGCTGCTATGAGCAGTATTGCCAGTGGCGAGACTAATCCAGAGAGTCTGATTAAAGCCGTACCATTCCTGAGTATCCTACCGGGTATGCGTTTAATGGGTGCAAGCCTAGCAGATGATGATGAATAAGGAGATAGAATGTACTCAGTCCAGATTGCCGTATCAGACGGTACTCTAACTCGAATTGCACTGAGCATCGAGTACTTTGAGAAAGATGATATCACGCTGTACCGTAGTCTGGAACTGACCCCACTTGTACTGGGTACTGATTGGCAATGGGATGGGGATACCCACATCAACTTGCTGACTGGTATCCCAGTACCAGTAGGTAGCTACATTACTGTACGCCGTAATACAGATATTGACCGTGCCTTTAATATTTATGACGGGGGTGCGGCGTTTAACCGAGAAACCCTTGATGAGAACTTCAAGCAGATGATTTACCTTGCGCAGGAGTTCACTGAGGGTAATGGACTTACCGGCCTGTACTTCCCATTGGATATGCACGGTTTTCAGATTAAGAACTTGGGGGAACCTACCGACCCTGGGGATGCGGTTACTAAACAGTACGTAGATACTGCTAATACTGCACAGAATGCTAACTTTAATGCTAGTCAACAGGCGCAGGACCAAGCAGTAGCCGCATCGCAGGCTGTACAAGATAATCGGTTAGCCTCCCTTGAGAATACTTTCGTTCAGGCCACTTCTAGTTATCCGTGGTACACAGTGAGCACTAGTACGACGGACACGTTCACACCCGGCTTTAACTTCACCAAGGCAGCAGTGTACATCAACGGAGTATGCCAGACACCGGACTACAGTTACATCGTAGTGGCTAATCAGATACTCCTTGCAGACCCCGTGCCACTAGGCACGATGGTCTTTGCCCGGCTAGGGGAAGACATTCAGAACGATGATGATTTTGCCACTACTGCACAGCTTAGTGCGGTACAGGCAAACCTACAGGATGAGATTGATGTCACTAACACAGAGGTTAGTAACAAGGCTAGTAAGGGTGCAAACTCCGATATTAGCAGCCTGTCTGGTTTAACCACGCCACTTAGTGCTGCACAGGGTGGAACGGGGAACAACACGGGGAATGCTGCGACAGCAACTGTACTTGCTACCCCCCGAACAATCCAGACTAACCTAGCCAGCACTAGCGCTGCGAGTTTTAATGGTTCAGCTAACATTACACCGGGCGTAACTGGAAATCTCCCAGTTACTAATGGGGGTACCGGGGCTGGCTCCGCACCTAGCGCACGTGCTAACCTCGGCGCAGCTATGAATGGTATCAACAACGATATCTCAAACCTAGCTGCCCTGACAGGGGGTATTACTGGGTTAACTACAGGCACGGCGGCAGCCTCTGGTATTGTTGGAGAGGTGGCTTCCGCTGCGTCTAGTTCTGCTACTAACCTTGTATCTGGTAGCGTTATTAATATTATCAGCCTTAGTTTACCTGCGGGCGATTGGGAACTAGAAAGTGCTTTCCAAATCATAAACACAGGTAATGTGACCGCCCTAGCCTTTGGTGTCAGCACCACCACAGGGGTGTTACCCACTACGTGGTATGACGTGTACAGCATCACCACTACGATTGGTTCAGGGACTTCGAACAGGCAGGGTATGGCAAGACGAGTACTACTAAGCACCACCACCACTGTGTACCTTGTAGCACAGGCGACCTTTACAGGTACAGCTACCGCTAATGGGTACGTACGCGCGAGGCGAGTTAGATAAGGAGATGTATGGCAGCTTCACAGAGTAAACTAGCAGAGCTACATGAGATGCTGGCAGAGGTTATGCTTGATGACTTAAAGCAGTCCAAGGAAGAGGGTATCCCCCTTCCCGCTGCTAACCTCGGTGTAATCCGTCAGTTTTTAAAAGATAATGATATTAGTGCTAGTATGGATGCTGACGATATGGCAGCTATCCGGGATGAGTTCAAGGGTGTTGCTGATGCAGCTAGGGCAGAGCGTAAGTCGAAACTTACCTCAGCTTTGGAGGATGACGCGTACTCCCATATTCTACAGTAAGGAGTCACATGCAGGAGCATAAACTACGTAGGCTGAATCTGCTCGCACAGAGTTTGAACCAGTGGTCTGACCGCCCTGCATCTATGCCCGAGGACTTGCGGGAAGAGTATGGCTTCATGATGCAGGCCGTGTTCTCGGAGTTTGAAGACTTCGCAGACCTCGGTATGCGTTTCCTTGGGTACACACTAACCCCTATGCAGCGGGATATTGCTAGGTACATGCAGTACGGGCCACGTCAATGTATGGTGGCAGCACAGCGTGGGGAGGCTAAGAGTACCCTAGCAGCCCTGTTTGCAGTGTGGCGCCTTATACAAGACTGGAATGAGTGGGTACTTATTGTATCAGGGGGTGAGACGCAAGCCTCCGAGGTAGCGTTGCTCATCATTCAGTTGATTGAGCGTTGGGGTATCCTGTGTTATTTGCGCCCAGACCGTTCTCGTGGGGACCGTACATCGTATGAGCACTATGATATCCACTGTGATTTACGTACGGTGAGTAAGTCTCCTAGTGTGGCTTGTGTGGGTATCACTGCACAGTTACAGGGGAAGCGTGCTACTCTGCTAATACCAGATGATATTGAAACCACCAACAACAGCCTTACTGCTACCAACCGAGAAATTCTGTTACTCCGCTCCAAGGAGTTTGGGGCCATCTGTGTTGATGGTAGGATTATGTACTTAGGGACACCCCAGACTAAGGATAGTATTTACCGTACCTTAGTTAATCGTGGGTACGAGATGCGTATCTGGCCCGGTCGTATTCCTACTGAGGAAGAAGAACAGCGCTATGGTAGTACCCTCGCGCCGTACATTCTAGAGCTTATCACTAAAGGTGCTGCTCGTACCGGCTATGGTATTGATGGCTCTCGTGGAGAAACCTCTGACCCTGCTCGTTATGATGAGGCACTGAGTATTGAGAAGGAACTGGAATTTGGCCCTGAGGGATACCAACTCCAGTACATGCTGGATACTTCCCTATCTGATGCGCAGCGTACACGTATAAAGCTCTCAGATGCGATTGTAGCGTGCTTAGGAACAGACGCTGCTCCTGATACCTTGTACTACGCTGCGACTCCACAGTACCGCGTACAGAGCGTTCCTGATAGTATTAAGCAGGAGGTGCTGTACCACGTTGCTGGAAACGGTAATCTACTCCTCCCGTATCAACACAAGATAATGGTAGTGGACCCAGCGGGCTGTGGTGGGGATGAGGTAGCCTTTGCATGTGGCGGGGCACTGAACTCGTACATCCACCTATTCGGTGTTGGCGGTTTACAAGGCGGTTTAATAGAGGAGAACTGTAATGTCCTGCTAGATTACTGTGAAGAATTCGGCATTACCGATATTGTAATGGAAGCTAACATGGGACATGGTACTGCAAGCATGGTGCTCTTGAACGTCATAGCGAAGCGTAAGCTCCCGCACATTGGTGTACGGGATATCTATGCTAAGGGGCAAAAGGAGCGGCGTATCATTGATACACTCGGCCCAGTATTCCGTAGGCATAAGTTCGTTCTGCATGAACGAGCGATTGAGATGGATACAGAGTACTGCGCTAAGTACTCACTAGATAAACGCAACTTGTACTCCCTCTTGTTCCAACTGAATGGCATTACATACGACCGTGGTAGTCTTGCAAAGGATGACCGCGCGGATGCTGTAGGGCACTTGGTGAATGAACTGAAAGGCTTCATCAGTGTAGATGAGGAGAAAGAGTCCGAGAAGCTGCAACAAAGAGCTGTCCGAGAGTTCTTGGGCAACCCAATGGGGTACGAACAGTCCGTTCGTAAACCAGTACGAGGGACACGTTCCCGTTTATACCATTAGGAGAATACATGGCTATTACTACAGGTACCACAGCAGCACAGGCACTAAACATGACTATGCGTGATGCTGTACTTAAAGTTGCACCGGGTGTGCAGCGGTTGGTACAGAACTCCTCACAGCTCACTGCTGCTGAGATTGCAATTATCCAAACTAATATTACAGCACTGAAAGCTGCATTCACAGCCGCTGGCGCATAAGGAGATAAGATGGGTCGGATGTTATACGTACTCCTGCTGTGTTTGTCATTAGGGGGTTGCTCAGCGACCTCTGCGCTAGGGACTGTAGCATCCGCTATCTCTCCGAATAAGCCAGATGTTACTGCACAAGTTGGTGCAGAGAATACAAAGCAGGGCTTGGGCGTGAATTCTAAGGTGGATTCCAGTACAACCGTAAAGGACGTACAAGGCTCTGTGAACGCTTCTAAGCAGGGGCAGCAAGTCCAAGCTGGGTTAGTACAAGCTGATTCTATTAAAGTCACCAACGGCTCCCCGTGGGCCTTGCTGGGTGCATTCAGTATAGGTATGGCGAGCGTCCTAGGACTGGTGTTCTGGTTCGTTCCTTCGCCACTAAGTCGGAGGAAAGAGGATGCTAAGTAATGTGTGGTTAAATGCATGTCACTGGGTAAGTGAGCTTATTGGTGACTTCTACAGTAAAGTCTCTCTGGGTACATCTACCCTAATCATCTGGATGGGAGGCTTGAACTGGAATATGATATTCATGGTTGCGGGCTTTTTGATGGGTCTTGCGACGTTACTAATTAACTGGTACTACAAACACAAGAATTCTAAAGTATTTGCTGAGGCCAGTAAAGAAGCAGCTAAGCGAGGATACATTCTGAATGAGCCTAAAGAATAAAATAATTGGTGCCTTGTTCGGGGTTACTGCTCTGGGTGGGGGTATCACCTCCGTAGTTAAATACAACGAGGGTTTAAGTCTCCCTGCGTACCAAGATAGCGCAGGCATCTGGACTATCTGTTATGGGGAGACTAAGGGTGTACAACGTGGTATGCGGCTCAGCATGGAGTCCTGTGACGCTCAGCTAAGCAAGAGTATTGTTGACTATTCCAAAGCTCTTGATGGGCTTCCTACGAGCCTCCCTGACGTAGTAGTGCTCGGTAGTATTGATATGGCTTACAACGTAGGCATTTGGGGGTTCAGTTCCAGCCAGGTGAAGCGGCGTCTTATGGCGGGTGACTTCAAGGGTGCTGCTGCTGCTGTCCTGTCATGGCGCTACATACACAAGAAGTCTTCGGTATCCCCCGGCTTGGGTTGGGTGTTAGTTAAAGGTACAAAGAATAAATGGCAGTTCGATTGCTCCCAACTTCTCCAAGGCAAACGTAATCGTGTATGTTGGGGGCTTTGGGAACGTCGGGTATGGCAAAGCAAAGCTATTGGTAATGAGTTTAAATCCGTGCAGCAAGCTGTACAAGCGCTGCCTAAATAGATAAGGAGTATTTAATGAGTTTAGTACAGTTAATAGATAGTACTGTAGGTTTACGTAATGAGTTAACACAACCTGACGGTGCATACCTTACAGGTTTAGGTGCTTCTACAGTTGGTGCCCTTCTTGATACTACAAGAAAGTTATCCTACTATGGTAATAACAGGCAGGCGCTTATTGACCTGTTGTTACATGCTAAGGTTACAGGGGGTCCCATTGATATTGATGTACCTGTACTTATCGATACACCTATTAACATGGACTTTGAGTACACACCCCTAATTATGAGTTGTTCATCTGGTAGATTACTATCAGATACCACTGCCTTAGTACTCAATCGCTTGGGTTACGGTTCCACTATTAATAACTTTGATATGTGGAATGTAACAGCACCTTGGGCTATTACTAGGTGGGGTAGTACTGGTGACTGGAATACATCTGAGGAAGCTGTTGCATCATTAAGACAGACAAACGACCTACATTATTACCAACCAACGGTTAACGATGCTGACGTATGGTCCGCGCTTACACCTGAGCAGCAGAACCAAAACATTAGCCCTAAACTTGAGGTACATAACTCAGACGGTGTTGTACTGAATACACCGAGAGGTAGGTACGCCCTGTATGAGTTTTATGGTTGTAATTACTGTCGTGTATTTAATCCTAACCTGTCTGGTGGTAAAGGTGTGTTGGGTACTATCGTATTTAATAATACTAACGCTACGGCTTATGGTATTGATAACTGGGTGGTAGGTGGTGATGATATTAGGAACGGGTCTTTCTCTGGGGTAGTGCACTTACGTAATAAGCGCGGAGGGGCGATTAATTGTAGCCCATACCGTTCTGGTGAGTCTGGTATCAAAACATATCAGAACGAGCTAAATGGCGTATCCGCGCGATGCTACGAGATGACATATACCAATTGCCACGTTAAGCAGGCGTGTTATGATGGTCTGGATTTGGCATCAGATTATGGTGCTGAAACAGGGCGTATTGATGATACTTCTTTGGATGATGCACCTTGGCATGAGTTGCCGACAAAACACACAATTAGCAACTGCTCAGGGACTGGGTGTCGAGGTAACGCTCTACATATTGATGGTACTGGAAACAGTATTACTGGTCTTAAAGCCGGGTTTAGTGGTTTGTCTGGTATTTATGATGATGGTGTAAATAATATCTACATGAATATTATTTCAGTAAACAACGCACTCGACAATATATCACACCAAATCACTATTCCTAAACGTAACATAATCAGCAGTGTCACGCTTATTCTTGAGGCTTCTGAATCAGTAACTTATGGATACGGTCTCTACTCTCCGTTATCAGCTATAAGTGATCTTGATACATCATTAATTGAGTCTGGTACAGTTGTCCCATACATAATAAAAGCACAAATCGCAACCGGAGGGGACTTAACCGTTGGTCACCCTGCTGCGTCTGACCGAATTGCACGTCTATTATTAGACCCTGAATACAAAAGCTCTGCGGGGTTTATCGGGGTTATTGCTGCGCAAGCAACTGGTGCACCAGCTGGTGCACCGACTGGTGATGTTTATATTAACGCTAGATACCTCGGGTCAGAGGTTCCCGGTTTTCAGGTACTAGGGGTAAATGGTGGGGGTGGTTTAGTGTCAACACTTAATAGCGCGTTCGCTACACAAGTGGGTAACTCACAAGCCGCCTTCGTGTTTAACGGCTCCTCCTTGAGTATTGTAGCGAGGGATACCGCGGGTGTATTGCGTGAGTACGCACTCACGGGTGTACCGCTGTAACTGTAGTACAGCGACCGCTTTTTAGTGGTCTCAAGCGAGGGCCTCCCTCCACTCAATCAGCCCCGCGTGCCCCCGTACGGGTGTGCGTGTGTGTGTGTGCCTGCGCAGGTGCGTGTGCGTGGTTGTGTGTGCGTGTGCGCTGCGTGTCGCGTCTAGAGTATCGTGTGTGTGCCTGTCTCCTCTCTGTGGGGAGATGGGTACGCTCCACTCAGTACGCTCTCTCACTCCTAGCCTCGCTTCGCTCGTCTAGTCGTTCGGTCGCTACGCTCTCAATCGGGTAGAGTATCGTTGTCTAGAGAGGGAGTGTGGGAGTGGTGGCTTGCTTTCTTCGTACTCTGCACTTCTTCGCTCCTTCTTCACTCGAGAGTACACTTGCTTTCTTCTCTCACTGTGTAGTCGCTCTCTCCTCTCTGAATGGTTACACTCCTCTTAGGTTACGTTTCACCGTTCGTTCGTCGTTCGCTACACGTTGCTACACTCTCTGTCGTCACTCATTCAGATTCTCATTCTTCGTATCTTTCGTTCGTTCCTCTCTCTGTATAGTGCGGAACTAAGTTTCTTCTTATAATACAGTAGCTTACATACCGTATTCCTACGGTGTTTATTGGTTGTTTGCTTCTTTTGTATTAAGTTAGATAGCAATTAAATACTCTTACAGAACATACACTTACTAGCTAATTGGTAATTATCTTTAAATACTACTTGCTTCTTTTTGTGAGTACCTGTAGTCTTTGTTGTATCAGGACGGGGCAACTAGCACAGAATGACGCTACCTTGCTTAAGTAGCTAGCCAGTTAAGGCGTATGAAACTCTGGTGTTCTGGTAGTAAGAAAGATTCAAAGAAGTGGTTGACAGGCTCAACCGAAAGAAGTAACTTAGATAGCAGGCAAGACAGGGAGTTGCGGTGAAGTGTAGTACCTTACGGTGCAATGACCACGAATCCTAGATACTCACTGATTCAAGTAAGGCCGCAGGACAGAGAGTAATCTCAACACTGTAGCGGGTGCGCTTAGATGGTTGTGCCCTGAAAACGAAACCATCAAGCCCAGTGCGACTGGGGAGCCGGGGGAAACCACGAAGAGGCTGAATCAACGTGAGTACACAGATGTTGCCATGAAGCAATAATCCGGTACTCAACATTACTGACCTAAGCAGCGATGCTTAGCTGAGTAATGTAGGAGGATGCATGTCGAGAGTAGTACACGCTGAGCAGCGTTGGAGAGTACAGAGCAGACCACACTGGAAGAAACGTATACTAGCGTTAGAGGCCAGCTTAGTTAGGTACAAAGCGCTTCCGGTACTCACAGCTAAACAACAAGCCGCTGTTAGTTCCGCAGTAGCAGAAATTAAGCGATTGCAGCTTCATCTAAAGGTGCAGAAATGAGTTACGCTAAGAAGTTACAAACCAGATTCAATGGGTTGAGTAAGTTATCAGGCGGTACTCTACAGAAACGTAGAGATACCTTGAATAGAGCTGGTGTACACCACGAAAAGAGTAAAGCATTCTTTAGTACCAGTGTTAAAGGTACTGAGAGACGCTTCTCAGGCTCACAAATACCAAGGGGTTTATGATGAGTGATGGCCTAATAACATTCCTACAAGTGTGGTCGGATTGGTGTATAATACTTGTTGCATTTAAATATCTATTTATGCCGAAGGGGTGGTAGCATGACAGTTTACATAGTTCTAAAGCAAGGTGAGGTAGTGGCGCTGTACCGCACATACAGCGAAGCTGTAGACCACATACAGAATAGTATGCATGGGGATATCATGCACATTGAAGATTGGGCTATAGAGTAGCACACCTATAGCGTCTACAGGGCGCTATGTGAGTCTTACTTAAATCAATCGAGGTATAACATGGCAGAACGTAAGTCACCGCGTCAATTCTCAGTAGCATTCAAAATTGATGTAGTTAAAAAGGTGCTCGATGGTACATACGAGTCACAGTCTGACGCCGCCCGTAAACTGGACATATTCACCACGGTAGTTTCAAGGTGGGTTAACCAGTACAAACGTGGGCATTTACAGATAAATAACGCCATCGCAGTCTCTAGCAAACCTAATCAGGTTATTAAACCCGCTACGGTGTACGCTGTGCAGAGTAACGGTGTTATTCTGGACGAATTCTTTGAGGTGAGTAAAGCGGTGTTCTTTGCTAAAGAACAAGCGAGTGTACAACCTAACCATACTTTTAAAGTCATGGAAATGAATTGTGTGTACTCTGTGACTACATCCGTTAATGTAAAGGAAACTTCTTATGTTTAAACTCATTGCTCCTAAATCAATCCGTACTCAGCTTACTAAAGCCGTAACCCTGAAACGTGACGTAACTATCTCAGCACTGTTCCACGGCCTTGTATCATCGAACGTAGCGTTTACTACCGGCATGCAACGTGAAGATGCCGCAGACTTCGACACAGTGCTGCGTCACTTGCTGCCTATCAAGTACGACAAGAAATCGAACGGGTACATGTTCGACGGCAAGAAAGCCTTTGCCAGTGCTGAGAAGCTCGGCATTAATCTGGAAGCACTGCGTACTGAGTACAAAGCGGATGCCGCAGACCGTGACGCAGTTGTTGAGCAGTTCTACACGGCTGTTATGGCGTTCTATGACGCTACTGCAGCGGCTAAGAAGGCGGCAGACTTAGACAATGACTCTAAGAAAGCTAAGGGCATTGCGCGCATTAAGTCTGGTATTGCTCAAGCTAAACAAAATGGCGCTACTGACCGTGATATCATTGATGCACTCTTAGCGGTAGGTATCGATGTAGCAGGCGCTCTGACAGTGTTACCGGAGGCAGCATGATTAGCCTAACAATTATTGTAACGTCGGCGGTGCTGGTGCTCTCCTCTAACCCAGCGCAACCGGAACTGTACTGCGTGGTGGGTAATTCCAGCACGTCGGACACTATGCTGTACCATAACCCAGAGGGCGGATGTACAGCGCTAGGGCGGGCTTTACTGAAAGATGCACAGGATGCTAACCCTAGTGTGCCTTTCCTCCTTGTGGTGGACGGAGAGAGCAGTAACAGCATATAACGTAATCGACTGATAACCTATCTCACGGGGTAGGTTATAGGGCGCTTATGCCATAACAGAGAGGTTGGTATGTTTAATTCTACAGGTTTGGTTAATAATCAAGACATTAAAGTAATCTTTAATTCCGAAGTAAAAGACCGTACCGTAAAACGTGTTGTTAGTATGCTAGGTGTTGATGCTAACAATCCGGTAGCAGCTAAATTCCACAAGGCGGGTGCAATTACGGAAACGGGATGCCGCGCTTTGCACGACACTGTGAATGTATTTGTGCCGGATACTAATGAGTGGGCAGGGTTGTGGCCGCATGAAGATGGTGCAGACTACACGCTTGTGGAGTAACTGACATGATAGCCCGCTAGTTGAATACTGTACCGCTTCCATGAGGCGGTACAGTTGTTCTCACTAGGAGCATTCCATGCGTATTCCAAAAAGTGTTATTGCCGATGCCCAAGAAAGCTATTACTACTACATAGCACAAGGGTACAAACCATCCCAAGCGTGGTCATGGGTTATGGTTGACATGAAACAGCGCTACCACGCGGCTAAGGTTAAATCTATCCAGTATGGCTTCATCATTCAAACTTAATCCAGAGGAGCTACTCATGCGGTCCAGAGCAGCGCGTGAGTGTAATACTAGGGCGGTAAAGGCAGAGCTTAAGGCTATGTATATTAGAAAAGCTTGGCGAGTGGGTTTGTCTTTAGAAGAGTATTGTAGGAGGTTTCATGTTCAACTTATTTAGTAAAATGTTGCATTATAATCCAGTCACAGGCGAACTGACTCGACTGCGTACCGGCGGCGGGCAATTAGCTGGTACCATCGCGGGCAGTACGAACAAGGCGGGGTACACACAGGTAGGTGTTGCTGGAAAGTTAGTATATGCTCATCGCATAGCTTGGATGCTGTATTATGGTGAGCAACCACCCGCTTTTATTGACCACATTGATGGGGACAAGAGTAATAATAGTATTGCTAATCTACGAGCAGCTAGTAAGAGAGAGAATGCTCATAACCAGCCAAAAACAGCAGCTAATACAAGTGGTTTTAAGGGTGTGAGCAGGGTGCGTGGGCGTTATCAAGCCCAGATACGAATCAATAGTAAACACCACCACTTAGGATACTACGACACACCAGAAGATGCTGCTTTAGCGTATGAACAGGTTGCTAAAGATACGCACGGAGAGTTCTACCATGAGCCAACTCACAGTTAGAGAAGTAGCAGTGTTGTACTGGTTATGCCTTGAGCAGCAGCGGAACTGCGTCGGCTCATGGGATGTGTTCAAGCACATCCCTCCTGTACTCCAAGCGATTGCCCCACTCCGTCGCTGCATCCGGTACCGCTCACCGGAGAAAGGTGTATGCTTGATGTGTACCCTGCGAATGTTCGACGCAGAGGCTGCTGAGAAGCTCTGTGCTGTGCTTGATTACAACTTAGTACAAAGCCTTGCATCGGGCTACAAAGAGGCTCAGAATGAATTCTACGCCGCTGTGCAGCGGTATTACGAATGTACTCTGGCGTACCAGTACTACGCCTAACAATAATGGGGATTACCATGAATCGTATCGTTGAACCTGACTTAGTTAATGGCCTTGAATACGTCGATGCACGTTACCGTGCTGAACCCGCGACAGAGACACGCAAGAAACTCACTGCGTTGTTCCGTGTTGGTGAGGTGCAGAAAGCCGAGACAGTACGAACTCTTTCCAAGGAGCAATCCAAAGAGATTAAAGAGCAGGTGTACTGTGCAGCGGAGGCTGTATTTCTAAACAGTTCCGAACGTAAGTCAGAGTACTCCGCGCGGGTGGCAAAAGATTTCTGTATTGATAAAGACTTAATGATGTCGTACTCCCGTATCTTCGGTGCTGTAGCGAGGGGTGCTACGGTAGAGACAGATGACAACCAAGTGCGCTCTTACTACCTACAGCACGCAGCGGCGTGGGGTAAGGCGAAGATGTTCCAATTGGACCTCCCGGATTTAAAACGCCCAGATTTCATTATGGCGTTATGCCATTCGCCTCGTGATACTTCTGGTTTTTTAGATGAAGTAGCGAGTACATATAGGGGATTGTTAAGTACGAGAGTACTTCCCCAGGAAGCAGCCGCATACGATTTAGTTCCTAGCAAGCGTGGATACGGCGTAGTGGGTTCCGGCAGGTACACCAATCATTACATGGCCCCAGCTTGGTCCCAGTTGTTGGGTATCCAGTACACAGCAGAAGATACCGCGTGGTTCGCTGGATTCCTGACAGAGGATGATGTAATTAATCTGCGATTCCGCAGAATGCGTATGGGCGCAGCGGTGAAGGAAGTAACGGGAGATGATGCGTTAGCTCGTGAACTATCCGATAAGTGCCGCATAGTGGGTACGTACCAGTTCATCCTACATCCTAATGACGTGCCGTGGGGCGAAGAGTACGTCCGTATGTGGCGAGATGGGGTAGACTTAGATAGTTGTATGTCACGCCCGTGGGGTGACTATAACTGCCCATATGGTGTGCATCCGTGTGATGCGTACTCAAGTGCACATTACGGGGCCGGGGATAACGGCTTAGTCCTAGTTGAAGCACAGCACGCAGGTAAACCGGTAGGGCGCGGTATCTTGAACACGCGCAACAACCAGATTGTGCGCTGGTACGGCGAGTACCTCGCGAAGGTACAACTTTGTAATGCTTACGGTATTAAAGAAGATTCAGATGCCCTAGAAGATTCATGGTTGGCTATGATTGGTACACCGGGTGTATTCGCTGGGCCGTACATTGATGGTTCTAATGATTGTGGGGATGTGAATAAATTCGAGGGGCGGGTGTACTTAGGTACAAGAGGCCTTACACTAGAAGATACAGATGGATACTACTACGGTGTAGGTAAGCAGCAGTGCTGTATTGACGGAGAGTACTACCCAGAAGATGACATGCAGTACCAAGAACACAATGGTACTTGGTACCATCCAGATAATACCGAGAACTACGGTGCTAGGTGCTGCCCAGTAACAGGTGAGTACTTCCACTATGAGGTTGGATACTGGTTAACGATTGACGGAGAGGAAGTCCGTGTGTCATGGGCGGGGTCTCGCCGTATTGATATACACGATTATACAAATCTAGGTGGGAATATAGGATACACTCTGGACATTGAGCAGTACCGCCTGTTAGCTAATGGTAACTGGGTGTGTGCTGATGATGCGGTGTACGATGAAGAAACCGATGACTGGTACACCGAAGAAGAACACGCCGAATTACTTGCAGACCGAGAAGCATAAGAGGAACAACAAGATGCAGCATAAACAAATACCAGAAGTACTGCGGTACATGCTCGAGCTACGCCGCCCATACGGTTCGGTTGAAGAAACAATTGCAGGAGAGTACATTGAACAGTTCTTGATGAACTGTGAAACACTCGCTGAGGATATGGGTATTAACAAGGACCGGCACGGTAACATAGAAGTGCGTGTCGGGGAGTGGGATAATGGCGTGGTGTTCACCTCACACCTAGATACAGTACACCACACAGCGGGTACACAAGACCTGTTCTTGCTCGACTTGAAGGATGGGCTGTTCATCGGTGCTGAGCATGAAGGCAAGGAGAGTGTGCTCGGTGCAGACGATGCAGCAGGTATCTTCCTGATGACTGAGATGATGAAGGCGGGTGTGTCAGGTAGGTACATGTTCTTCATCGGAGAAGAGTGTGGTGGTATCGGCTCAAGTGCGTACGTACAAGACAACCCCGAGTTCAGTGCGAACATGGTAGTATCCTTCGACCGACGTGGGCAGAGCAGTATCATCACACACCAAGGTGGTTGGAGAACATGCAGCAATGAATTCGCTGCTGCACTAGCAGGGCAGATAACTCAAAAGGGAGCGGGCAAGTTACAGTACCGACCTGATGATGCAGGGTTGTACACAGACTCACGTGAGTTCGCTGAGATTGTACCGGAGTGCACGAACATCTCGGTCGGGTACTTCCATGAACACACAGCTAAGGAGACACTGAACCTAACGCACCTGCTGAACCTACGAGATGCGTTGTTGAAGATTGAATGGGGTAAGCTCCCTGTTCACCGTGTACCTGCCCCAGACGTTATCTGGGGTACAGGTTGGATGGGTCGTTCATCGGCGTGGTATGATACACCGAAGGACAACACGAAAGAACTCAGTGGGCGTGTGACTATGTACATCAACGGACATTGGGATAAGGTAGATGCTAATCTGCGTCAGTTACTGTTGGATATGGAGGAGTACTTAGATGGTCAACTTTAAAGTCGGTGATTCCGTTAAACGGGTAAGTGGGTGGCGTCCTTCGGTTGGACTTCCAGCTGGGGAGGTGGGGATTGTAAGTGTACTCCGTGGTATTGATTTCGTTGAGATTGAGGGCTACGGTGATTGGTTACATGGCATCGAAAAATTAGAGTTAGTTACATTGGATGATGAACTCCCACCAGCGCCGGAGAGTGTGCAGTACAGGGAAGAGGATTCGGCTGTTGGAACTTTCGGACACCTACTGGTCCAACCCTCAATCGAGGGTCCCTCGCTGTACATAGAGGTCTACGCTGAGCAATACAGCTCTGGTAAGTCTGCCTGTACAGGCATCCGTATTGAACCAGATGCTGCACTCCAACTCTGCCACGACCTCCGTCGTATGGCGATGTCAATCAAGAAGAAGGAAAAGAATAATGCTTAAGTTTATTGTATCCGCAGTATTTGGTACTGCAATCGGAGTACTAACCCCTATCGTTGGGATTGTAGGTACCCCGGTTCTGTTTGTAATTGGTGTGGGTGCTGTAGGTATGCTAGTAGGTATGTTAGTAGGAGCTAACTGCGCATGAGCCGACTCCCACCTGACGAGTGGCTCCACTTAGCCAAACGATTAGCGGTGGGGCAGAAGCGTCGCGTTCGCCACAACGAGGAGCGCGACTGTGCAATGGATGTATTCAACAAAGGCGATTCGTACTCAGCGTATTGCCATCGGTGTCACCAGTCTGGTTGGGTACCGAAGGAACACCAGCAGCTTAACGCTGTGCGGGTAGATGAAGACCGCGTGCAGGCTGTACCCGCAGACTGTTTACACATAACTCAAGCGAGACAGTACGAGCAAAGACGTATTTGGGAATTGCTTGTTCAGAAAGGTTGCCCACCGGGTATTATACCCGAGGAGGTTTTATGGTTCAGCAGAAGTTCGAACAGGATATTACTGCGGCAGGGATTGCTCGCACAAGGCAGAGCGTTGAGTCCGCAGCAGCAACCCAAATGGCTCATGTACGGGGATTGGTGGAACCAGCCTCGGATATGGTGGACGAGATACCGGGGTGCAGGGCCGATGGTACTTGTGGAAGATGTACTCAGTTCCTACAAGGTGGCGAAGGCGATAGAACTTTATGCGCCAGAAAGCTCCGTGTCGGTCGCCGCAGTACTCGGAACGGTCGTGACGTCAGCATCCTTGAGGTTAGTAGCAGGGCGTGATGTACTGTGTATGTTTGACGGGGACAGTGCTGGCGCAGTAGGTTCCCGAGAGTTACAACAGCGCCTTGCAGTGTTCGGTGGTTCCTTCGTGGACATTAGACCGGAGCAAGGTGACCCTAAAGATATGTCATTAGAGGAAATAGCATGCATATTAAACACAGCGTTAAACCTCCATTAGTCTTTAGTTCATTAGTACCGGGTGATGTGTACACAATAGTTGGTGGGCACGTATACTGGTTAGTGTGTACAAAGGGAAGGGTAGTGGACTTAGCTACCGGGCATATGATGATGGTAGCTGACCACGTAGGCTTAAATGCAGAGCTTGTTAATGGGGTTTACTATGTTGAAGGTTAAGAAATGTTTGTGTGTAGTAGCACGCTTCTTCATCCTAGGCCCACTCGCTGTAGTAGCAGTGCTGGGGCAGTGGGCGGAAGAAGCATTCGAGTACTTGGATGCACATATGGGGAAAGGGGAATAGTATGAAGTTCTTTAGTATTACAACGTGCAGTTATTTGTGTATGGCAAGCTCTGCTATCTTTGGTCTCTCTGGAGATCCTGTATCAGGTGGTATCTGGTTCCTGTGTGCGTTAGTGTTTCAAGTGCTTAACAAACTGGAGGATTAATGGATAAACTACTGCTTGAGGTACAAAGATACACCCCAGCAGCATCAGGTTATGGTGATGCTTACATGGTGGAATCTTCTGCTGGGGACTGGGTAGAATATGCTGACTACGACGCCCTTGATGAGGCTTACGCTGCGCTACTAGAGCGTTACGACTTGGATGTAAACCCAGAGGGTAAATAATGGACAGACTACTCCTCGCGGTACTAAAGGACCGCTCTAAGTTCCGACAGCTTCGTGGAGCAGTCCCAGATGATTTAGTCGGACAAGAAACCATCAGCATGTTGGCGTGGTATGATGCGTACTTCAAGGCATTCCCCGACAAGGACAGGGTAGATACAGAGAGTTTACGCTCTCTGTTCAACCTCCGAGTAGGCAGCACGATTGATGAGAACCAGCGTGCTATCATGGGTATGCTGTTCCGTAAGCTGGATGAGCCGGTTGACCAGCATGAAGTAGAGGGCATCACGGCGCAGTTGTTTGAGCGTGACTTCAAGGGTAAGGCAGCAGCACTCATTAACCGATACGATAATGGTGATGAGATTGACCTAACGTTTGAGTTGAATCGACTGGCGCACGAGAACATGCGGCGCACCAGTGCATCCTCCCCAGCTAGTTATATTGACGCTCCGATTGCTGATATCCTGAATGACTTCGAAGGGGATAGGGGGTTGAAGCTAGTCACACAGCTCCTGAGAAGCTCTGTAGGAGGACTTCAAGGGGGTGATAGTATCGCGGTAGCAGGGCGCCCCGACAAGGGCAAGACGAGCCTCCTAGCAGCTAATCTGGTGAACTTCGCACCGCAGCTTGCAGGTATGGATTGGTCGGGACGTCCGATGTTGTGGCTGAACAATGAAGGCTCGGGCAGACGTATCATCCCCCGTATCTATCAGGCCGCTTTGAAGTGTACCTTTGCTGAGATGGTAGCCAAGAGCAACGCAGGTACACTCGTTCAAGAGTACACCGAGGCAATGCACGGCGAGCGTATTTTAGTGAAGGACATGCACGGTAGTACACTCGGGCAGATTGAGCAGGTGATTGAGGAGTTGAATCCCTGCGTTGTAGTGTTCGATATGCTGGCTAACTTCCGTATGCCGGGAGTTGGTGGAGGTAACAAAACGGATGCACTTGAACAGATGTGGCAAGAGACACGAGAGATGGCTGTGCGCCATGCCTTTGTGGCTATGCCTACGGTACAAATTAGTGCGGATGGGGATGACCAGATGTACCCACCATACTCCGCATTAAAAGATTCAAAGACCGGGATTCAGGGTGCAACTGATGTAATCCTGATGATGGGTGCGTTAAACAGCATCGAGATGGATACTGTTCGAGGTTTCAGTACACCGAAGAACAAGCGCCAGATGCAAGGTACCCCGAGCAATACGCCGGGGCAGGTGTTCTTTGATAAAGAGCGATGTGTGTTTGAGGATGGTGTGGTATGAGTACATTCATTAAGAAAGCAACTGTTAAGGAAGTAGATGTTACACCGTGGGATACAGGTACAGGTAAAATAGAGCTACAGATAGAATTTACCAATATCGTACTGGGTGTACGGGGAAGTATGCTAGCTATGCACAACCAGCTTCCGGGATTCCACGGGGAACAACTTAAGGCATCTATTGACCGTACGATTAATATTATGGTTGACCAAATTCGCAGGGAGATTAATAGCGCCTTAGATGCTGAGTCTGTACGGGTACAAGCAGGACACATAAAGCCGAACTGGAATGTGCTTATCTAACAAGCACTTACATTAGTTCCACACTATACAGAGAAAGAGAGACAAGACATGGCGAGAAAGAAACAAGTACAAGAAGCTACTGATATCCTAGATAACTTAGAAGTACAGCAAGCTCATGAGATGGGAGATACACTAGGTAGTACAAGTACCAAGCTACGTAACCAAGTAGTACTATCCCTTCTACACTCAGCGAGTGTGTACAGTATATCCGATGAAGGAATACTACGTGCCCGTGTACGTCGGTGTATGGAGATTGCTGACATTGTTGTAGATGAATTGGAGAAGAAGAATGACTAAGTACATCGTTAGTGTACCTTTCTGTGGATACATGCGTGGGTATAAAGTATATACTGTTGAAGCAGACTCACCAGAAGAAGCGAAGGAGAAAGCATGTGACTGGGATTATATAACAGAATCTATTGAAGTAACACGGGATGATTCTGAAACTGATTGGGCTAATGCAGAGGTAGCACATGACTAAACAACACGTAGGTTTCTCAGTAGTACTCACCACCACTAATCAAGATGACGTGCAGAAGCTAGCACAACTCATGCAGATATTCGCTGACCAGTCGAGTACAACCACTGCGATTCTGGTGAGTAAAGCACATGCTTGGACTGTGCAGAATGCTGGGCAAGCGGCTAATGATGATTAGTACTACACCTTAAAGGGAAGAAAGCTTCCTCTTAGAATTAACTAGGATTCTAAATGTACAAGATAATTCACATCGATTTAGAGACAGAGAATCATCCGTGGTACGGACAGGTTGCTAGTCCATTCTGCCCGGAGAACTACATTGTAGCTCCGGGCTGGCGTATTGACACAGTTGATGACGCAGGGACTGTGCATACCGGTACCGTGCATGACAGGTACTTCCACTCAAAGGAAGAAGCAGACGCTGGGGCTGATTGGTTCGACATGGTAGCTGACCCAGCAGTAATGATTATCACAGCACATAACGCGCAGTTCGAGATTAAGTGGTGGTTGAGTAAGTACCGCAAAGTGTTTGAGGACTTCATCAAGCGCGGCGGGCGTGTAGCGTGTACCGCTATGGCGCAGTACCTAATTAGTCACCAGCAGGAACTGTACCCATCGCTGGATGAGACTGCTGTACAGTACGGTGGGACTCACAAGGTTGATGGTGTTAAGATTCTCTGGGAGCAGGGCGCCTTAACCTCTGAGATTGATAAGGCACTCCTGCTGGAGTACTTGTCCGGCCCTAATGGGGACATTGAGAACACTGCCATTAGTTTCTACGGCCAGCAGGCTAAGCTCGCTGAGCAAGGCATGACAACGATGTACTGGGAGCGGTGTGATTCACTCCTAGCGTTTGCGTACTGCGAGTGGTTTGGCCTGTACGTTGACCGTGATGTAGCTGAGAAGAACAGGCAGGCGCAGGAAGCAGAGATTGCGGAGTTACAGAAGGAACTGTATAAGCTACTGCCGGATGACTTACCAGAGGAGCTGGAGTTCAACTGGGGCAGCGATTACCATATGTCTGCTCTGGTGTATGGTGGGCCCGTGAAGTACCGCCACAAGGTGCCGTATGACCCTGTACAGTACGTCAAGTACGATGCATACCTAGTAGATGTTAATGGTACAGAACAGTACATTGATATTGCAGATGTACCTAATCCGAGTGAGTATCGTTGGCCTGTATCCCGCTATAAATCAGGGAAGAACAAAGGGCAAGCAAAGATATTTAGGATTGATTCAGATGAAATCAAACTCAAATGGCAGGACACCTCGGTTATCCTTCCGGGATTGGTCAACCTCCAAAGCCTCCCTGCTGGAATTAAAGAGAGGTACGTTGGTAAACGCGCAGAGTTCATGGGAGCACGTACACTTTGTGATGGCACTACGCCAGTACGTTCAACAAGCACGGAGGCGCTCAAAGGACTCAAGAACTTTGTGCCAGAAGTTGGCCTTATGGTTAAGCTCGCTGCGTTAGAAAAGGATACAGGTGCATTCTACAGTCGGGTAGAGTACAACCAAGATGGTTCCATTAAGAAGGAAACAGGACTCCTTCAATTTGTGGGACCTGATGGGATTGTGCATCACAGCCTCAATGTTACAGCAACTGTAACAGGGAGGTTGAGCGCATCAAAACCAAACATGCAGCAAATTCCTAGGGATGGTACATCCAAAGTTAAGGAGATGTTTGCATCAAGATTTGGTGCAGACGGACGTATAGTTGAGGTAGATTACTCAGCACTAGAGGTGGTGATGCTTTGCGCTATAACAAAGGACACAGATTTGTTAGCGCTACTGCAAGCTAATACAGATATGCACTGCTACCGACTAGCCTTCCAACTTAGTGAGCCTTATGAGGATGTGTACGAAAAGTGCCACAACGAGCAGCACCCTGAGCACAAGCAGTACAAGCAAATGCGTACAGATGTAAAACCGCTCGCATTTTCGGACCAATATGGAGCTACTGCCGAGGGTATTGCATTCAACGTAGGGTGTACTGTTGAGTTTGCTAAACAGTTCCAAGAGAATGAAATGAAACTCTTTCCTATATCTCGTGGTTATCGAAAGGTAATCTCTGACGAAGTAGAAAGAACGGGGGCGCTACCGTCAGGTATACATCGTGAGATGTCTGATACAGGTGCATGGCAGGTTTACCGCAGAGGTTACTTCACAGGCCCAAGCACTACTCGCTACAGTTTCAGGCAGCATAAATCTTGGGATAAAGAATCACGCCAAGAGATAATGAAGTACAAAGATACACAGATGGCTAACTACCCTATGCAGGGTGACGCAAGTTTTATGATGTCAGCGGCAATGGGGCGCATCTGTAGGTGGCTAATTAGTAAAGAGTGGTTTGGTGCTGCCGTGTGCCTCATTAATAACGTACATGACTGTTGCCACTTGGATTGCTCTAATCCAGATGTAGCACTTGAAGCAGGGCGTGGTGTTAAATCTATTATGGAGGATATGCCTCGGTACCTCACTGAGAAGTTCCCAGCTTTTGATATGGCAGATATCCCGTTCCCAGCAGCTATGGAGATAGGTACTAACTTAATGGATAAATCACATGCGGAGTAAGTACACAGACCTACTAGGGGAGATTAAAACTAGGGGTCTACAATATAATTCAGATACAGGGGTGTTCAGCTGGGTAACGGGTAGAGTTTGTGGATACATAATGGATGGGTACTTGGTTATAAGTGTAGCTGGTACACAATACCGTGCACATAGATTAGCATTTTTAATTATGACTGGAAGTATCCCCGAGTATGTTGACCACATAAACAGATGCAGGTCGGATAACAGGTGGTGTAATCTAAGGGTGGCTACAAAGGCGGAGAACTGTAGAAATGCCAGCAAGAGAAAAGATAACACATCTGGTATCAAGGGTGTGAGTTGGAACAAGGAGAAGTCTAAGTATCGTGCTTACATTATGTTAGACCGTAAGCAGATACATTTAGGGTTCTTTGATACTAAAGACGCTGCCTGTATTGCATACAAAGAGGCAGCAAAAACGTACCACAAAAACTTTGCAAACTACTAAGGTAAATACTAATGGATATTAATTCACTGATTGGCGATGTAATTGATGATGTAATTGCGCTTTCTCATGTAGACATGACCGAAGAATCCACAGGTGGTGGCGGTGCATTAATGCCAGAAGGCTTTGCAATGGCACGCTGTGTAACGTACATTGAGTTGGGTATGCAACCACAGGAGTTCGGTGGTAAAGCTAAGGCACCTGCACCAGAAGTTATCCTAGGCTTCAAGCTGTTTGGTGGTCCTGATAACTGCTATGATGGGCGCTTCCTTAGCACCTTCCCAATCGCATTGGGTAATAACACCAAGTCAAACGCTAAGATTACATTCGACCGTTTGAACTGGCAGGGTAACATGAAGCACTTCGCACAGGCTTTAGGTAAGGGCTTCTTGGTTCCGGTGACTGTACACACCAACGAGACTACGAAGAAGCAGAGTAACCGTATGAACCTGAAAGGTATCCTACCGCCTATCGACCCGGTGAGTAAAGGTGCGTACCCAATCCCAGAGGTAGCAGCAGAAGATATCAAGTACTTCTTCTTCGATAAGCCTACTAAGGAAACATGGGATAGCTTGTTCGTTGAAGGTTCCTTCGATGATGGTGGTAGTAAGAACAAGCACCAAGAGAAGATTCTGACTGCACTGAACTATCCGGGGTCGGCGTTGGAGCAACTCCTGTCGGGTGTAGTACTACCTGACCCCGGCAGCGTGGGGGCTGTACCTGCAAGTGATTCTGCACCGGTAATGCAAGCTCAACCTAGCGCGCCAGAGGTGCCAGCAGCAATCGGCCCACAGACTGCGCCGACAGCACCTACAATGCCCCAGATGCCTACAATGCCTGTGATGCCTAGCTGAGGAGATGAGTGGGATGGTTATGCCAATCTTTGATGACCTCCCGGAACAATTCGCCCCGGCTATTCAGGGGCGAGTGCTTCTCCTAGATGGAGACTTTCCGGCCTATGCCGCTGCTAGTACTGTAAAGAATCTAGATACCGCAGTACGTCGCTTTCAAACATTAGTTGAAACGCAGAGGTTCCTAGTAAATGCTGAGTCAGTTCAGGTGCATCTTACACCAACAGGTTGTACAAAACTACACAGAGACTGGTACCCGACTGCCAAACCCTATCAAGCTAACCGAGACGGTAAGGTTAAGCCACCCCTGCTACAACCCCTACGTAATTGTATCCCAACAACTGCGTGGGAAAGTCATTGGTCAGTACATCCTTGGTTAGACCGGGAAGCAGATGACGGCCTTATCATGAATGCAGTCCTGCTGGGTGACCGGGGTATTATGTGCTCCGGTGATAAGGATTTAAACCTTACGCCTGGGCCGTTGTGGATTAATGATGAAGGTCGTATTGATTACATCGAAGACAGATTCGGTTGGATTAAACGTAAGGAACTTACTTCTCAAAGCAAGGTGGTGGGACATGGCACGAAGTTCTTCTGGGCGCAGATGCTCATGGGAGATACTGCGGATAACGTCCAAGGTATCGTTAGGCTTAATGGGAAGACCTGTGGGGCTGTAGGAGCGTGGAATGCACTTAAAGATATTACCCAAGAGAGTGACGCAGCGGAGTTCGTCCTACGAGCGTATATTGCTGCTCAGCAGAATCCGCTGGCAGAGGCTGAGTGCTTGTGGCTCAGGCGCTCGCTTGACGACTCGGCATACGCCTATCTCTCTGAGCTTGGCTTACCCGATTATATCCAACAATGGCTAGACTCGCTGCACCAGTACCACCAAGAAGTATTCCAATTTAAAATTAATGAAAGAGATAACTATGACCAAGATGAACAACAAAGCACGGCGCACTGCACGGGAACTCAAGCATCTGGGTGCGTCAATCCAGACGACCTCCCTCCTTGGGAAGGTGGATGCAACTCGGGATGCAGAGGATGCAACCCGACTGCGTGAGATGTTGGATGATGTAGAGGCACCTATTGGATTGCTTGAGCATGAACTGTTGAAGCTGCGCAAGCGTAAGCCAGCACTGTATCGTGAGCTGCGTGATGAGTTCCAGATGGGGTACCTAGGATGAGCACAAGGCGTAGGATTAGTAGGATTCTGAAAGAAAAGGGATTATCTGCTACACTGGTATATGATGGTAGTGGGGTATCAGCAGATGATTATGGATGGTGGACTATCACCTTTGACCAAGAAACTGCTAAATTTCTAACCTCGCAGGACTGGTCGGGCGTTATTGAGATTTCTGATTTAGACGCCGGTTTTGAAGAATTAGCCGAGTTACCAACCCGGTTAGGGGATATACCAGATGCGTAAACTAACCCGAAGCCAAGTACGACCGTACGCCATGCGCCTCCTGCAACAGCAGGGTGGTGTGTGTTGTCTGTGCGGAAAGCCTGTAGACCTCTCTGAGAAGGGCGCACTAGTGCTCGACCATGACCACACTACCGGGCAAGTGCGCGGTGCTCTGCATCGTTCCTGTAACGCCTCAGAGGGTAAGGTGGCTAATGCTGCTGGGCGCTGGGGCGCTAAGAGTATGCGGTACGAGGATATCATCCCATGGTTGGAGAACCTGCTAACGTACCTGAAGAAACCGGCACAGGATGTACTGTACCCCACCTTCCAGACGGAAGATGAGAAGCGCATGGCACGTAACGCTAAAGAGCGTACCCGCCGTGCAACGAAGAAAGCCCGTGTACTTGTGAGGAAATCGAATGTTAGTGTCAAAGACTGACTTCCTTGTATCCTGTGGGGTTACATATGAAACGTTACTGGACCGCGACCCAGAAGATAAGTTCTTAGCGTACACACTGGAACAGGTGGTAGGCATTGACGGGGCAGTACGTAATGATGCAGAGACGGTGTACCTGAACCGTGACCAAGCTATTGAAATAGCTAAAACAATACTACGTAATGAGGGTATCAACGTTGGCTAGAATCTCCCCAATTAAATTATTCACCCGCGACCAGCACACTGCAATCCTAGAGCAGTTCAAGGATGATTCAGATGCGGCAGTGCAGTACAACGTACTAGGGGGCTTTGAGGAGCCGGTGGTGTATCGCCAGATGGTGCGGTACTGGCGTAGTATCTTTATTGAGAATGTAGGTAGCAAAGGGAGGGCAGACAGCGCCTTGAAAGAGGCCCGTAAGCTTGTGCAACCCTCCCCAACCGATGATATTGGTGAGACATACGTTCCTGCTATGGCCCGCCGTATCCTAGTTATTGGTGATTTACATGAGCCATACACGCACACCGATGCGTACAAGTTCTTGAAACATATGCGAGATACGTACAAGCCGGATGTTGTGGTACAGATTGGTGATGAAACTGACGGGCACGCCATCTCATTTCACGACTCTGACGTGAACCTAGATAGCGCGGGTGTGGAGCTAGAGAAGGCTAAGCAGGGCTTAGAACAGCTCCACGAACTGTTCCCTAATCTACTTGTATGTGACTCTAATCATGGTTCCTTGATTTACCGCAGGGCTAGGGCACATGGCTTGCCGGTACAGTTCATCAAGAAGTATCGTGACATTCTGTTCCCGGAACACGGGGCACCGGGTTGGTCATGGGGTGACGCGTGGGATTTAACAACTCCTATGGGTACCGTACGCTTCCAACACCAAGTAGCTGGAGACTTACTGCTTAATGCTGCGCATGAGCGTAAGAGTATGGTCATAGGCCATTTCCACGGTAAGTACGATATTCAGTACGCAGCAAGCAGTACAGCACTGTACTTCGGGGCGCATTGTGGATGCTTGATTGACAACAAGAGTATGGCCTTTGCTTATGGTAAACTCTCCCGGAGTAAACCCATCCTAGGTGTGATGACTATTACGGACGGATGCCCGGCATTGAATCCAATGCTTCTAGATGGAGATGGAAAATGGGTTGGTGCCTAGGCTTGTTAGGAATTGCAGTCATCATGATTCTTGTATCGGAGAGAACTAAATGAATTGTACCTGTGACATATGCACCCCAGTATGGGGCATCCACGCCCACGATTGCCCGATGAACCCCATGAGTGAACTTCCAACAGGAGTAAAGTATGACCAAGATAAGCCTCGAATGGATTTACTGGTGTTGGATTGTCCCAGAGCGCTCCGTGAAGTCTCAGCGGTTATGGGGTATGGTGCTAAGAAGTACTCAGAAGATAACTGGCTCCGTGTCCCCGATGCTTCCAAACGGTACATGGCGGCTGCACTCAGGCACCTGACAGCACACACTTCTGGGGAGGAGCTTGACCCAGAGAGTGGGTACAGTCATCTGGCACACTTCGCAAGCTGTGCCTTGTTTATCCTTGAATTGGAGATGCGTAAATGCATGTTGGCTTCGGAGAAGGTTGATTGATTTGTTCATATTGGTGCCGCAATCGGTATGAAGCGGCTGTTGAGCGCGGCGACAATAAGGCCGCGCAGGATTATATGGAGATGTACAGCTTATGGCTGGCACGAGAGAACTCAGCTTCGACGACGAGAAACCTACCGACCACATAACTCCGGTACTTAACCTAGTCAACGAGGGGAAGTACACACAAGCCAGGACGTACTTGCTGCACCTAGCCCCTGATAAACAAGCCAGTATCCGTAGAACCATTGCAGTGAAAACAAACATTTACCTGTGAGGCAGTATGACTCTTGAAGACCGCCAGCGAGAATTAGAAGCGCAGTACACCAACCAAGGCATCATTGATGCTATGGCGTACTGGGAGAAAGAGAAGGAAGCGGGGCGTGCAGCCGACCACGATGTAGGCCGTGTGTTGAGTATGCGTTTGCATAAACTAGTTCAGGATGAACTGGAAAGTATCTGCTCAAAGGGTACTCGTGGTGTAGGTGGGAAGTACCGTAGTCTTATCAAAGCTGTGGGCTATGACAAGGCGGCGCTGGTTGGTCTGCGACAATTCTTAGGGCTTGCTACTAGGCGCCTAAAGGCTGACCGCACAGCACCACTCGCACAAGAGTTTATATCGGCAACTGGGGAAGGTTTACAACTAGAGTACATGCACTCTACACTGAGTACTATTGCTCCGGGGTACATGCGCAGCGTTGATAAGTACATGAAAGATAACGGGACGCGCTCACAGAGTCACCGAAAGCGTACTCTAGTAGCAAGTGCAAATCGTATTGAGGGTGTACAAGTCGAAGAAGTGCGTTGGGCAGCGTCGGAGATTACCGGTACAGGAAGTGTTGTATTACAGGCTTTAGTATCAGCCGGTATTGTAGAGTTACGTCACGTCCCTAAAAGTCGGGGGCAGTACTGGGTAGGGCTGTTTCCAACCGAAGAAGTTGAGAATAAACTACAGGAATTGACTAATAACTTACGGGCTTTCTCTCGTACCCCACCCATGCTGTTACCGCCAAGAGCACATACCAAGGACACCTTATTTAGTGGTTCCTCGTACCTCACATCAGAGATGGCGTCCAGTACTAAGACCATCCACACACGTACACGCAGAGAAGATATTCAAGGTTGGATACGAGACAACATTTCCGACCGAGTTCTAGCAGCCGCTAACAAAGCAGCCTCCCAACCGTACAGGATTAATGTGTCGGTAGTAGAGCTGCTGCGTAGTGTGTATCAAACCGGTATATATAATGGTATTGCGGGCATCCCAAGTCACGATAAAATACTCCCGCCTGAGTACCCTCTTCCGGAGAACTGGGACAAGGAAGACGCATCATTAATGGAAGTCCATGATGCGTGGAGAGTACAAGCTAAGGATGCGCATTACGCTGAGGTACAACGCAAGGGGCATGTTATTCAGTTCTCCTTAATGCTCAAGTACTTAACGGAGTTCAGGGATGACGTGCTGTACTTTCCTACGTACTTTGATTGGCGCGGGCGTTTGTACTTTCGCTCAAGCATTAATCCACAGGGAACGGACTTCGTTAAAGCGAGCCTCCAGTTCGCTAACAAGAAGGCGCTGGGTAAGCGTGGGTTGTACTGGTTGAAGGTTCACGTAGCAACGTGCTACGGCTTTGATAAGGCGAACTTCGACCGCCGCAGTACTTGGGTGGATGAGAATATACAGTACATCCGAGATGCAGTACAAGAACATGTGGACTCAGAGTTCTTCCGGGCAGCCGATTCCCACTGGTGTTTCTATGTAGCCGCTAAGGAGATGCTGGCAGCTATTGATTCAGGCTCGCCAGAGACTTGGGAGACGGGTATCGCAGTGGCGATGGATGCTACTTGTTCTGGCTTACAGCACCTCTCAGCAGTAATGCGTGACCCTATCGGCGGTATGTTCACGAACCTACTCCCCAACAACGGGGTAGAGAAAGAGGATATCTACGCAGGGGTAGCGGCTATTGCAATTGCTAGCGTACAGCGAGATAAGCCGGATAATCCAGAGCAGGCACTGTACTGGGGCACGCACGGTGTCCCACGTAGCATGGCAAAGAAACCCGTAATGACTTACGTGTACGGGGGCACATTGAATAGTTGCACGGAGTACGTGTACTTGGATATGCAGGGGCGTGGATTAGAAGCACTCGAGCATTACAGTATGTTCAAGCTGGCAGCGTACGTGTCTCGGCATCTCCGCAAAGGGATTGAGGCGGCTGTACCTGCAAGTGCCGAGTGTATGCGCTTCCTGCGTGGTTTGGCAGGACAGATGCCCAAGGATATCCCGATGCGCTGGGTTACGCCAGTGGGTTTCCCCGTTATTCAGCACTACGCAGAGGAGAGTATTACTCGTGTTTCTTTGAAAGCGTTGGGCGTAGCCTTGAATATGAGGGTATTCGATGACCACTCTATGCAGCGTAGTAAGTGCATAAACGGTATCTCCCCAAACTTCACACACTCTTGTGACTCATCACACCTAGTAACCTCCTTGTATGACTTTGATGGGAGTATGCTACCTATACATGACTCAGCAGCCACGCATCCAAGTGATGTGGATACAATGCACGAAGTACTACGCAACACCTTCGCTGACATGTACTTGCACAACGACCCACTACAGACACTGGTGGATTCTGTGCAGCCGTACTGCGAGGAAACTATTGAGCTACCAGCACGCGGAACACTGGACTTGAACAAGGTGAGAGAGTCCGAATTCTTCATGTGTTGATTAGTATCTCACTCTAAAGGGAAGGAAGCGAGGTCTGTACTTGATGCGCTCCTTCCTCCCTAAGCAAGACGAATCCAAGGAGATGAATTGCGATGACACAACCGGTAAAGCGTCCGAGATTCTCAGCGGAACAAGTTCAATTACTTGAGCAAATGTTCCCTGAGCAGACAGGCTCCGGCCAGAGCTTCTCAGACTTACAGTATCGGGCCGGACAACGGTCCGTACTAGATTTCATTAAGCGCTCCGCTATGGTGGGGGTGCGGTATGTACAGCGTGAGGTACTATCCTAATGGGAATACTGACTTACTCTTAGAAGTAGCCAGTGGCTTGTACGATACGTACGAGTACCCGCGTAAAGAATTCAATAAATTAGAGTATCTTGAGAGGGTACTGCTTGCAGCGTCTGAGGATGCAGCGTGGTACTGTTTCTTAGGGGAGAAAGTTATCGGGGCAATCACTGTGTCCGATGAGGTGTATGATGTACATTTTAACGGAACAGGACGACACATAACTAACTGTGTAATCCTACCCGGAGTGGCTTCCACCACGGCTTTACGCATGTTATTGCGGGAGCTGGAAAGGGGGATTATAGGGGGTAAGGCAGAGTCTTGGTACAGTATAACTCACCGAAGAGATTTCTATACCCTTACAACTAAATACAGGAGAGTTAAGAGTGGGAAAATTCGTAAGTAAAGTTATGAAGAAGGCTGTAGGACTAGAGAAACTTACTGGTACTTATAAACTTACTTCTGGTATCTATGATAAATACTTAGGTACAGATATTCAAGGTAACAAAGCAGCACAAGCGGATGCCCAAGCACGCGAGGCTGAGCTGAACCAACAGGCGTTGAACTCACAACAGAATGCTAACATCCTAGGTGTACAGGGTACAGAGAACATTGCGCAGGTTGAAGCAGGTGGTTCTGCCGCCGACGCATCCACACTGAGTGATACTAAAAAGAAACGTGCTGGTAGTATCTCTAGTACCTTGGGGATTTAACTATGTATACTTCCTCTATGACTTATGAGTCACTTTATACTAAATACAGAGATGACTCTGCAATCCTCAAGACCGAGGATTATGCACACTGGACACTGCCTACAGTGTACGCTGACCCTGACCTACGGGAAGGTAAGCGTGTGAACGTACGCCGTGACTACCAGAGCGTAGGGGCAGTGTACGTTAATACTTTATCGGCTAAGCTGGCACAGGTACTATTCCCCGCTAACCAAGCATTCTTCCGTATCGACAGCACAGGTGACGCTGCTCAACTAGCTGAGGCTATGGGCGCGGAGTCTGCTGACTTGGCGAACGGGTTAGCAGAGTTAGAGAATACTGCATTCCGTAGAATCTTTCTAAAGAGTTCGTACCACCAGTTGGTGCACGCAATGAAGCTGCTTATTATCACTGGTAACGTTCTACTGTACCGGGATTCCAACACAGGGAACATGCACGCATACAGCATCCGACAGTATAGCGTACTACGAGATGGTGGTGGTAAGGTTCTGGATATGGTCCTGAAAGAGCGTACCGTAATCTCGGAGCTACCAGTTGAAGCTAGAATCAAATACCGTAATCGTAAGCAGGATGACTGTATCCGTTTGTACACACGTATCAAACGTGAGCGCCGGGCAGTTGGGGAAGTATTTGTAGTAACCCAACAGCTTGAAGATGGGCTTATGCTGGATAACCTTGAAGTATACCCAGAGGCTATCTGTCCGTTCATTCCCGCTGTATGGAACCTCGTTACAGGGGAAACGTACGGGCGTGGTTTGGTTGAGGACTACGCAGGTGACTTAGCTAAGCTGAGTGCGCTATCAGAAGCATTAGCACTGTACGAGATTGAAGCCTGCCGTGTTCTACATATGGCTAAGCCGGGTTCGCAGATTGATGTGGACAGTATGGCGGAGCGTGAATCCGGTGCTTGGGTAGCTGGTGACCCTAACGGGGTTGCTGCGTATGAGGCCGGTGATTACAATAAAATCATTGCACTCACTCAGGAAATCCAGAGTATTGCTGCGAGACTAGCGCCGGCGTTTATGTACGCACAGAACCAGCGTAATGCTGAAAGGGTTGACATACTAGCCCTTGTAAAACTTCATTAATTCGGTGGAAGTCTCTATGAGATAATACCGAGCAAACTATAGGACGATTAACTATGAGAACCGTCTCTTTGTCATTTGATGGTGTGCAGAGTAACTACACACTGTTTGAAGATGGCTCAGTCTACAATAAGCAAAAACAGAAGTTCCTTAAGGGTACATCTGTAACCAAGCAAAACCGTTATGTGAAAGTACACGTGGATAAATTCAGACCATTGCATCGGCTAGTAGCAGAAGCATTCATTCCGAATCCATATAACCTCCCACAGGTAAATCATATTGACGGGAATCGCCTGAACAACGCAGCAATTAACCTAGAGTGGGTTAGTCCTAGCACTAATGTGAGACACGCATACAGTACTGGACTAAAGCACAATCGTGGAGAAACAAATCCGATAAGTATTCTTACGGAGAAGAATGTACGAGATATTCGTGCGGCCCACGGTACAGCTAGACAGATTAGGGATGCCCTAAAACTCCCTGTCAGTATAGCGTGTGTTAAGAGCGTTCGTAATGGTAAAACTTGGAATCATGTAGTATAGTGTGTGTAACGACTATCCCGAAAGGGAGTAGGGCCAAGCGGCTCGAAACATGAAGGGGCGATTTTAAAGCCCAAGATATAGTCTATTCTGCATGGCAACATGCAGCAGTTCATAAGAGAACGGGGTAGGGATTAGCGCACCTATTCGAATATAAAGAACCGCAGAAGAGATTCGACAGAATGCGGAGGAGGCTGAGTTAGCTCTGGGTGGTGTGTACAGTGTGATTGCAGATACCCTGCATATCCCGTTGGCGCATATTCTATGCTGGGAAGTAAATCAGCAGTTTATTAATGAGTTGCTGAGTAACGGATTAACCCTGAGTGTACTAACAGGGGTAGCTGCACTAAGCCGAAGCACTGATGTGAATAAGCTTATTCAGGCTGCACAATCACTCTCTGTTATTCTCCCCGTATTCCAGAACACCCCACGCGTAGACCCTGAGAAGATTCTTGATATGGTACTCACAGGCTTTGGTATTAATACGAAGGACTTGTATCGTACAGAGGAACAACTCCAAGCACTGCAAGCAGCACAGGCTCCAGTAACCCCAGACCTAGCTAACGTGGCGGGTACAATTAACGAGACAGGATTATAATGACTGACGTAACTACAGTAGATACAAGTGGTACCCTAGCACCATCCGGTGCTAACCCATTCGGTACAGTACCGCAGGGGCAGGTAGTTCCACAAACCCCTGCTGAGAAAGCTCCCGACCTTACGACTAGCAAGCTTGACCAGATTCTAGCTGCTGTTCGAGAAGGGCGCACTGCGGATGCAGGGAAGGTTATTGATGGGGCTGCACAGGAACGCGCCCCTGCGAAGGAACCGCCAAAGGCAGAGGATGCCTCGGTTGTTACTCCAGATGCACCGAAGGTAGCTACCGGTAATAAGGCACTGGATATTGCGGTATCCGCGTTTGTATCTGCTACCGGTACCACTGAGGAAGATATCTCTAAAGCAATGGCGGCTGCTTATGAAGCAGGTGATGTAGCTTATATTGATAAGGCGTACTTACGAGAACGCTTTGGTGAGAAGGCTGACCAAGCTATTGCACTCGCTGAGGCAGTGTATGAAGCCGATACCACAGCACAGGCTGCACTTATTCAGGATGTGTACTCTGCTGCTGGTACTAAAGAACAGTTCGAACAGTGTGCTGAGGTGTTCAAGCAACACGCTAAGCCCGCTATGCGAAGTGTAGTAAAGAGTATGCTAGACTCCGGTGACCCGGTTGCAGTGCGTGAGGCTGCTTCTTTAATCGCTGAGTTTGGTAAGCAGTCAGGTGTGATTGTGCAGAAGGATGGTACCCGTCTAGGTGGTTCCTCCGGTGTCGTACCGGACCAAGGACTATCCAAAGAGGAGTTCCAAGCTGCGCGTATGCAACTAAATCCAATGTCACGTACATACCGAACTGACATGGCTAAACTCATCGACCTTAGACGTATGGGTAAACAACTTAATAAGTAATCAAGGAGATTTAAAGAATGGCAGCAACTCCATATGCAGCAGATTTAACAAAGGTACACTGGGCAGGAAGTAATTCTGATGTAGATATCCACCTAGAGATTTTCGAAGGGGATGTAGACTCAGGCTTCATGTACAACTCTTTCTTCCGTGGCAACAGCTCGTACGTTTCCGTGCAGGACCAGTCTAACCAAGCACGTATCGACCGTATGAACACTGTGACCATTAAGGGCCGTACTCCAGGTCAGAAGCTCGACCGCGAGTCAGTGAAGAACGATAAGCTGGTTATCACTGTTGACACCGTGACGTACGCAAGTACCGTTATGGACTGGCAGGATGACTGGACCTCCCCAGACCGCTGGGCTGAGATTGGCGCACAGCATGGTTATCAGCATGCGCGTCTGTTCGATACCGCACACCTGATTCAAATCATCAAGGCGCGTAAGTGGATTGCTCCGGCAGACCTCAAGCCAGCCTTCTTCGATGGTAAAGAGTACACCGCTGCGTACAACGCAGACCGTGAGCTGTTCGCCGCTAACATCATTGATGCGCACCGACAAGGTATCGAGGAAATGGTACGTCGTGACCTCGGTGGTTCCCTGACCGAGTTCATCACTGTAGTATCCCCGTACGTATTCGGCTTGCTGCTGGACTCCAAGAAACTGGTGAACGTGGATTATTCCGCTGGCAACGGTAACTTCGCAGAGCGTCGTGTTGGTATGATTAATGGTGTACGCATCGTTGAATCCGCCCGCTTCCCTGCGGCTGCTGGTACTTCTCCACTGGGTGCAGCATTCACCGTGGATGCAGATGATGTGGCATGCCAGATGGTTGTGTACCATCCTAAGATGACTCTGGTCACTGTTGAGGCGAAGCCACTGGCTACGAACAAGTACCCAGACAACCCGAACTTCTCTGACATTCTGGACAGCTTCACGCTGTACACTGTAGGTCAGCGTCGCCCGGATACCAGCTTCGCAGTTAAGTTGACTAACCTGCCGTAAGTTGATATTACAAAGCCTCTTTTCGGAGGGGCTTGATAATACTAACTATAGGAGGCACAATGGAATTACTCGATAGCGTTAATACGTGCCTCACAGCACTGGGTGAAGCCCGTGTAACGAGCACGGATACAAGACACCCCTCTGTAGCTTTAATCCTACAGACACTTGCTACTAAACAGAAGTTACTTCTGGAGCGAGGTTGGTGGTTCAACACACAGGATGAGGAGATGTTCCCAGACCTACTGGGGCTAATCCCGTACCCCGCTACTAGTATTGCCGTAGAGTCCTTGGATGGGTACACAATCTACAGCAAACGTAATAACTGGTTATTTGATAACACACACAATACCATGTACTTCACTGGGCCAGTGTGTATCCGTGTAACGTACAACCTAGACTTCGAAGACTTGCCAGAGAGTGTAGCCACAGTTATCACTTATCGAGCAGCTCGCTCAGTGTATGTAGGTGACTTGGGTAATGACGCCTCAGTACAGGACTTGGTACTGAATGAACAGACCGCTATGCTCCTTGTTGAGGAACAGCATATGCGCAATCAGAAACACAGTACACGCCGCCGTAGACCGTGGGGCAAGTACCAGAGTGCTTTAAGTGGTTAATAAGGAGATTAGTGTGGAAAGCATCAACATTAAAGTGCCCGTCCGTGATAACAGCACAGGGCAGGATGTACTAGTAGATTGTAAGGTACCGGCTGATAAAGTGCTGCGTTACTTTGTGAACCCGGGCGGTGTTGTGAACGTTGCTGTTATAAACAACAATAACACACCATTTGTATTCCAGTCTGTAGATACTATTGCGGATATAGATACTAAGATTGCAGCTCTTTAAGGAGGTACCCCTTGGCGTTCGACGGAGCAATAAAATCCCTAATGCAGGGCGTAAGTCAGCAGGTACCCCGCGAGCGCCTAGATGGACAAGTATCTGTACAGTTAAACCGTTTATCCGATGTGGTGAACGGTAACCGTAGACGCCCCGGTGCTCGGTACTTAGCAGATGTACCTACTACTTCGCAGTACGATGACCGTGTATTCGCATCGTACGTAGATGTGCAGGACACATCCAATCACGTTATTATTAATACAGAGACGGGGCAGTTAGTAATTCTATCAGAAGACTTCACTACTACCCTGCACAGCAGCACACAGACGTACCTAGTGGCTTCTGCTGCCTCTGCTGTGCAGACAGCCTCACTACGGGGCTACCTGTACCTAGCGAACACTGAGAAGGCTCCTGCGAAGGTTTACGGAAGCACTACACAACAAGACCCAGCTAAGACTGGCTTCTACTTTGTACGTACACCTGCATTCCAGAAAGAGTACGACA